GTCCAGTACGAGGGCAACGAGTACTGGATGGACACCGAGCAGATACGCGACCTCTACGGCGTGTCGCTCGACTCGGACGAGTATTCGGGCGAGTCGCAGGACGGCCAGGTGCAGGCGCGTTCGCTCACCGTGCACGAGCACGGCAACCCGCTCCACGAGCGCGTGCTGCTGCGCGACGTGTACCTGGTCCGCGAAGGGCGCATGGTCACTTACGCCGTCACGTCGCAGCGCGTCCTGCGCGACGCGCCGTGGGACGGGCCGGAGGGCTCGCCGTACGTCAAGCTGTGGTTCTCGGACGTGCCAGGCAACCTCATGCCGATGCCGCCGGTGGCCGTGTGGAAGGACCTCCACGATCTTGAGAACACCCTTTTCCGCAAGCTCGCGCGGCAGGCCGTCGCCAAGAAGACAGTCTCCGCGTTCCAGGGCGGCAACGACGAGGACATCGCCCGGCTCAAGAAGGCGTCCGACGGCGATGGCTTCCGCTACAACGGCGCGAAGCCGGAGCAGATCGCGCTCGGCGGCGTGGACAGCGGAAACCTCGCGTTCGCCTTGCAGGTGCGCGACATCCACTCCGCGCTCGCCGGCAACCTCGACTCCCTCGGCGGGCTCTCACCGCAGGCCAACACGGCCACGCAGGAGAAGCTCATCAGCGAGGCGTCCTCCGTGCGCATCCGCGCCATGAGCGACGCGACCGTGGACTTCGCCAAGGCGATCTTCAAGCGCCTCGCGTGGTACATGTGGACGGACCCCGTGCGGGAGCGCACCATCGTGAAGCGCGCCTCCGCCGCCGCGTCGTTCCTCTCCGTCACGCGCAAGTGGACGCCGGAGACGCGCGACGGCGACTTCCTCGACTACAACCTGGAAATCGACGTGTTCTCGATGCAGGACGACTCCCCTTCCACGCGCATGGAGAAGTTCCTCAACGTGTACGAGCGCGTGATACTCCCGATGCTCCCGCAGCTGGAGGCGCAGGGCGCGTTCATCGACTTCCACGCCGTCCTCGACTACGTGGCCCGCAACACGAACCTCTCGGAGCTCTCGGACTTCGTGGTGTTCTCGGACGCTCCGGCCGACGAGCGCCAGCCCGCTGGCGGGAACCCGCAGCCGGAGTACGTCTCGACCAAGGCGCCCGTCACGCACCGCACCTACGAGCGCGTGAACCGCCCCGGCGCGACGCGGCAGGGGCGCGACGCCGTGATCATGCAGCTCGCGATGGGCGGGAACCCGCAGCCGTCCGAGCTTGCCAGCCTCGCGCCGGGAAGGAGCATGACCTGATGCCGGTATACTGCTACTCTGACGGGAAGCGGACGATCTCGCGCTGGTTCCCGGCAAGCCACCACCCGAAGAGCATACGGAGCAACGGGCGCACGTTCGTCCGGGACTTCGCGGCGGAGGCCGTCGGCGTGCCGTCCTCGAAGGGATGGCCGCTTGAATGCTACGCCTCCGGCGTCGCCCCCGACCAGGCGGGCGAGCTGCGGGACTACCTCGCCAAGAAAGGCGTCCCGACGGAGGTATCCGCCGACGGCAACCCGATCTACAGGAACGCCGCGCACCGCCGGAAGGCCCTCAAGGCGCGCGGACTGCACGACAAGGCGTCGTTTTTCTAACCAACCAAGGAGGAAAGCCACATGGCAGCAGAAAAAATCGAAAAAATCGCCGAAGGTGCTAGCACTGAAGGCGCGGAATATGGTAAAATAGCGGCGCAAGTAGCAAAGACCGTTGAAGAAATGCCAGCAGATGAAAGCATAGTTGACGAGCCGGAGAAGGCCAAGAAGCCAGCCGGCGAGGTTGTCGAGAAGCAGCCAAATGTCGCGCCGCCCGAGGACAAGAGCGACGGCGACGGGGCTTTCATCGTAGGCGACGCGGAGATCGAGAGGGCTGTCAAGGCCGGTCTCTCCGTGGCGGACGCACGGGCGTTCACCGACAAGGGCGTGTTCGAGCGCGTGTGCGCCGCCCTTGAGGCGAAGAACGCGCCGCCCGCAGACGGCGGCGACAAGACGATTTCCAAGGACAGCGGGGAAAAGCCGAAGGACGGCGACGGAGATTCCGCCGACTTCGACATCCCGGAGCTAACCGAAGACGAGGAGTTCGACCCGAAGCTGGTCAAGCTCAGTGCCGCCGTTCGGAAGATGGGAGACGCGCTGAAGTCGCTCAGGGAGGAGAACAATTCCCTCCGCGAGCGCGTAGGCAAGTCCGAGGAGGAGGCGCACAACGCCGAGAAGGAGGCCGAGAAGGCGAAGGCGCTTGAGGAGCGCAAGTCGCTCCGCATCGCCAAGCCCGGAGGCGTCTCCGGCACGCGCAAGGAAAAAACGGAGGAAGACGCGCTGGCCGAGGTGGCCGGCATCGTGTCCTCCAAGTTCAACATCTAACCGAAAGGAAAGCGAAAAATGCTTACCGCAGACGAAATCGTGGACCTCGTGAACCTCACGCAGGTCAACCTCATCAAGCGCGGCGCGTTCCTGAACCTCATGACGGACCTGACGGACTACGTCGCCGTCCGCGAGCTCTGGAAGCGGCACCAGAAGGTGTTCGCCGGAGGCCTCGACTGGGAGTTCGACGCCGTGACCGACCACAACCACTCCGCCCGCTTCACGGGCCTGTACGACAACGACGGCGCGGCGCTCAACGACGCCACCACCAAGGGCAAGGTTGGGCCTCGTTTCGTGGACGCCAACTACGTCTTCGACGTGCGCGAGAAGATCTTCCAGCGCCCGGCCATCGAGATCGTCAACTACGTGCGCACGAAGTACCTCCGTATGCTCACGTCGTTCTACGAGCTCATGGAGCCCGCCCTCTGGGGCAAGCCCGAGGACGCCTCCGACAAGAAGACGCCTACGGCGTGGCCTACTGGGTCACGAAGCAGTCCCACGCGGACGCCGCGCTGAACCCGAACGGCGGATTCGACGGCAAGAACCCCACGGGTTTCTCCGAGGGCCGCGCCGGAATCTCGTCCTCCGCATTCCCGCGCTGGGCCAACTGGGCGTGCCAGTACGCCGCCGTCTCCAAGGAGGACCTCGTGCGCAAGATGCGCCGCGCCGTCCGCAAGACGCAGTTCCGCTCGCCCATCAGCCACGCGGAGCCGTCGCTCGGCAAGACCGGCAACGGCATCTACACGAACGACAACGTGATCCACGTGTTCGAGGAAATCCTCGAATCGCAGAACATGAACCTCGGCAACGACCTCGCCAGCAAGGACGGCAAGACGCTCTTCAAGTCGCACCCCATCGTCTACGCGCCCTACCTCGACGAGGACTCGACGGACCCGATCTACATGCTCGACTGGAAGTACCTCGCGCTCGGCGTGATGGAAGGCTGGCAGCAGCACGTCTCGTCCCCGCAGCCCGTTCTCGGCAAGCACAACGTGCGCGCCGTGTTCCTCGACGCGGGCACCAACATGATCTGCACGAACCTGCGCAAGCAGGCCGTGTTCCACAAGGCCCTGTCCAACTAATCCAAGAAAGGAAGTGACAACATGGCAGTTGACAGAAGCGTGAACGCCCCCTACACCCAGGCGGACGCCATCACCAAGACCGTTTACTACGCCGGTTCCGACGCCGTGCTGGAGGGCGAGCCCTTCGTGTACGACGTGACGAACGGCACCCTCACGGCCCCAAACGGCCTTCGCCACAACCAGGTGAAGCGCCCGACGGCGAGCGGCGAGATCTTCGCCGGCGTCGCCACCCGCAGCTACCCCGCAGCCGACCCCGGCAACGGGCGTCTCATCGAGATCGCCCTGCCTGGCAGCCGCGGCGTGCGCATCCGCATCGCGGCGGCCATCGACGCGGGCGACCGTGCGCAGTTCTGCTACAAGGCGACCACGGGCAGCAAGCTGTTCAAGGAGGTCAACACCGCCCTCACTGCGGTCAACATCGGCTGCGCGGTCATCCGCCAGACGGTGACGGCGGCCGGACTCGTGCAGGCCGACCTCTGCGACGGCTCCTACAACGCGGGCGCCGCCGAATAGTAATATATCCGCCCCACCCCGCCCCGCCCCCGCCTTTTACCCCTGTTTGGACGGGCGGCGGGGCATTTTCAGAAAGGCTCTGACATGGACGAACTCGTACAGGAAAAGATCAAGGCGATGGGCGTTGAGGAGACGAAGGAGCTCACGGCCCTTCTCGCCGAATGGAAGCGCAGGCAGGACGCCGTGCGCCCCGCGCCGCTCTCGCTCGACGCCATCGTGTGCTGCACGATGCTCGCGGACATGTTCAAGCGCGGAAAGAAGAGGGAGGAAGCCTAGCATGGCTTTCTTCGAGAGCGGCTCGATTGCGCTTGAGGCCGGAATCCTCGAAAAGGAGGTTTCTGGCCTCGCGCTGCCGTTCGTGCCGGCACAGGTGGTCGTGTCGCTGCGCCAGCCGGACGCGGACGCGCCGTACATCACGGCGGTGCTGTGCGGCACGCCAACGGATGACGGCTTCTCCGCGTCGTTCTCCGCGCCGATACCCTCGGCGGGCTACCGGCTCGACTGGTGCGCCTGCGACGGCGAGGCGGTCACGGTTGACGGCGAGTCGCTCGCCGCGAACTACGCCGAGCTGAAAGGCGTCGTGGCGCGGTTCCTCGGCTACGACCCGGAGGACCTGGCCGACACGCAGGCCGCAGAGGTTGACTCGTGCATCCAGTCCGGCATACGCAATTTCTACTACCCTCCCCGCATGGAGGGCGTTGACGAGACCTACGAGTGGTCGTTCCTCCGCATGGCCTGCTCCGTGCAGACGGAGCCCGGCGTCGCGGACTACCGCATGGCGGACGGCTTCGGCAAGGTGCGCGGCGAGATCTACTTCGACGGCGAGGACGTGCGCAGGCGCCCCATCGTGGTCGTTCCGATCAGCACCGTCCTCATGCGGCGCGGGCACGTGGAGACCGGCGCCCCGCGCTGCGCGGCGTTCTCGTTCAAGAGGACGTTCGGCACGAAGGGCCAGTACGTCCAGATGATGCTCAACCCCGTTCCCGACAGGGCGTACAAGCTCGTGTTTTACGGCGAGGCCGACACGGGCCGCATATCGGACGAGAAGCCCTTCCCGCTCGGCGGCCCGGCGTTCGCCGAGCTCGTCACGGAGTCGTGCCTGGCATCCGCCGAGCAGCGCGTGAACGACGAGGCTGGGCTCCACACGGAGAACTTCCGAAACCTTCTGATCTCGATGATCGCGAAGGACCGGGGACGGTCCGGCGCGGATTACGGATTCATGGGCGACAGGCCGGACTACGTTCCGCCGCCGACCTGCCGATCTTCCCTGATGGGCGGACTCAAAATCACATACCACGGAAAAACGTGGTGAAGGAGGCAACCATGGCAGAAGCAAACGCAGATGCGGTCAGGCTCGTGAAGCCCTACGTGGAGGCGGCAATCGCCGCCGCGCTCCAGAAAGCCATCACGGCGGACGACGGCGCGATCAAGACGGCAATCGAGACGGCCATCACCACACACGCCAACAAGACCACTGGCGTCCACGGCCTCACGTAATGGAACGCCATGCGCACCACGGCCAAGCAGATTCTTTGGCCCGTGCGTGGCGTAGAGGAGATAGCCGCCTACCATGACGCCACGCCGGACACGTCGAGCGCGACGCGGGCGTACGCCGCGCCGTTCGCGCTGAACGTCCGCACGCGCGGCCCCATCGAGCGGCGCGAGCGCGGCGGCTCCCGCCCCGGCCTGAACGCCATAACCGGCGTGACGGCTGAATCCGGCGGAACATGGAAGTGGCCGGACGGCTCTCCCCTTCTGTGGCCGGACGGCTCGGAGGTCGCCTACTCGTCCGACGCCGTGTACTACGCGCCGGACGGCTCACGCGTGATCGACCTCCGCGCCGTTCCGCGCATCGCAGCGTCCGTCGGCAACGCGCCGGTCGGCGCGACCGTCGCGACGATCTACCGCGCAAGGCTCTTCGCCGCAATCGGCGCGGACTGGTTCTGCTCGCGCCTCGGAGACGTGGCGGACTGGGACTACGGCGCGGACATCGCGGACGTGGCGCGCGCCTGCGCCGGGAACGTGGCCCTCGCCGGCGAGAGGGGCGACGAGATCACGGCGCTCATGCCGCTCGACGACTCGCACCTCTACATCGCGACGCGCCGCTCCCTCTGGTGCGTCAACGGCGACCCGTGCGACGGCTCGCTTTCTAAGATTTCGCATCACGTCGGCGCGTCTGGCGCATCGGCATGGTGCAGGGCCGGAGGGCGCATCTACTTCCTCTCGCAGTACGGGCTTTACATGGTATCGCCCGGCGAGCATCCAGTGTTGCTTTCATCCGCCATCCCGCGTCTCGCGGGAGACGCCGACTCCTTCATGTGCCACGACCCGGAGGATGACGCGCTCCACGTCTTCACGGGAAGTGGCGACTGGTATGTGGAGCTGGGCGAACGCCCCGCGTTCTGGCCCGTCCTGTATTCGTCCACGACGCTCCCCATCAAGACGTGCCGCATGACGGTGGACGGCGTAGACAAGGCGGCGTTCCTCTGCGCGGACGGAGAATGGCGCGCGTTCGACGACGCCACGCCGTGCGAAATGCCATCTGGCATCTCGTTCGGCCCGTTCCGCGTCTCGGCAAGCGACGACATCGACGGTTGCCTTGCGGAGTTGCACATCACTCTCGCGGAGCAGTCCACGGACATGTCGCTGACGTGCTACACGGCGCACTCCGCAGAACGTGCCGAGAAGCTGGCAAAGGCGGAAACCGGCGGCACTACCTTTACCTTCACTGCGGGGTGGAACCCCGTATGGCGTCCACGCCAGCGCGGCGCGTGGTGCGTCCTCGTGCTCGAATGCGAATCCGGCAAATGGGCGTTCGAGGCCGTCCGCGCAATCTGCAAACACCTTGGGAGGCTTAGGCCATGAGCGAAATGACGATAGACGAGGCGACGCGGGACGCGTCCGTTGGCGGCGGCGAGCTGGTGCCGGTGAGCGACGCCGGAACGCCGAAGAGCATGACCGTCTCGCAGATAAAGGACTACGTTCTCGCGCAGATGGCCGCGCTTGCG